TTATAGGCATCTGCCGTCATCTTTTTAACAGATTCCTGCTTTTCTTGTTTCCTCTTATCGTCAATGGGAACGAACCCTCCAGCGTCCAGACGAGCTTGCCCTGATAACTCTTCGGCTGCATCATTCCACCCCTTAGGATCAAAGTTTACTCTCTGATACATAGCATTCCCAGTCTGCATGGATGTTTCACACCCCTTTATAAGCTCCTTTGCCATCTCATCGGAATCTCCTGCGACATGCCCCCCTGTTTTAGCTAATTTCCTATCTCTATCAGGAAATCCATACACATTGAAATGTACCGCAGGGATATTATTTTGCCAATACCTATTACTAAGCTTATTGCATTGAGGGCATCGCGTTCTTTTGGGACGTTTTTCTGCCATCCCATATTCCCTATCCCAATAAATTAAACACTCTTGGCAAATCCACTCATACTTAGCCATTACGCACCACAATCTCCACCCGCTAGACTACAAGCTTCGCCAGTCTCAACAGCTTCCTGGACCTCAGCTTTCATATACTTGTCTACGTTCGTTTGAGTAAGAGGAATAGCCTCTAGGGGTTCATTGCCCTTAGAACCAGCACGGTATACTGTAAGACCTTTGAGGTATGGAGCATAATCCAACGCTGCTTGAGAAAATTCCTCAGGCGTAGAAGTAGTGGGGATGTTGATGGTTTTGGAAATACAGGAATCAATGTACTTTTGGACCGTAGCTTGTACCTTGATATGATCCTCGGGGGGAACATCATAGGCTCCGACGAAGTTATCCAACGGGACTCCCTGTTCGAAGAACTCTTTGAATAGCGGATCGACAACTAATTGGTCCTTCCAGATGTTGTTTTGTCGATATCGTCGGTTATACATTGCTGAGAAGATGGGCTCGATCCCACTACTAACCCCATGTAACATAGAAATAGTACCGCAAGGGGGAATAGTGAGCATAACAGCATTTCTGATACCGTGTCTCTTGATAAGCATTCTAATTCGTGCGGGGAGCGTCTTTGCAAATTCTTCATTTAGATATTTCTTATAATCAAATTCAGGGAAAGGAGCCTTATCCCTTGCAAGGTAGATAGACTGCTTATACGCCTCATCTCTAATTGTAGAGAATAAACGCTCTAACAATTCCAAACATTTTTCATTCCCATACTTAACACCTAGCTTAATTAACATATAATGAAGCCCCGTTACTCCTAGACCAACCCTTCGGGATCTTTCTCCCACATGCTTGCATCTCTCAGTAGGAAATTTGTTAACAGTTAGGACATTATCTAGGAATCTAATGCCTGTACGAACTGTTCTAGCCAAACGCTTCCAATCAATATCACTGCCGTCATCAAGCACCATATTAGACAGATTAATATTACCGAGGCAGCAATTTCCATAGGATGGTAACGATATCTCCCCACAAGGATTGGTCGAATCAAGTCTTTCAAAATACGAAACATTAGTATAGCGGTTAGCCAAATCAATGTTGTAGATGCCAGGATCTCCAGACTCAACGGAATTCTTCCAAATCAAGTCCCATAGATCCCTAGCTTTGATGTCGTTTTGACCCAAGCAAGTAAAAGTGTCTTTCCATTCCTTTCGGTGGAAGTTCTCGGCGCGACGAAGAGCATCGTCTTCATCCATCCCAATTACGCTTATGATCTCGTCGCCTTCGTTTCTCAGCATCTGGAAGGTATGGTACTCTTTGTTATTAAAACTAAAATACCAATCCTCATTGAGTTCAATAGCTTCTAAAAATCTATCCGTAATTGCAACAGAGATATTGAAATTGTTCAGTTGTCCTTGGTCCAACTTAACCGAAAGGAACTCCATAAGGTCAGGGTGGGTCACATTAAGGATACCCATAAGAGCGGTTCTTCTATTCTTCCCTGCTCTTACATGCTCCCCTACCTCATTAATCATTTGAAGTACAGATACTGACCCTGGCGCGGAGTTCTGGACGCTTCCAATATCATCGCCTTTGGGGCGAATCTTGGAAACATTAAAACCTACTCCTCCACCTGCACAGGAGATCCGATACATATCCTGTACAGTTTGTCCAATGGAGTCCACGCTATCTTCTGGAATAATAACATAGCAGTTAAGCAAATTATGATTCCCACGGTTGCGACCAGCACCGTAAATAATTCGACCCCCTGGAATAAAGTCCCCAGAACCGATGGCATCGTAAAAGTACTTCTCAACTTTTTCTTTATCTTCATCTTTCTCCGCTGATGCGATTACTTTCGCAACAATTTTAGACCGTTCAGCCCAGGTTTTTTCTCCTGGGTATGCGTATCGTGATTCAAAAATTTCCTGCCCCAATCCTGTTAGTTTTGCTAATGCCATAATTTTAGTCCTTCGCTAGTGTGGTCACTCCGTCAGTCTTTATCATAGTAATTCTGTTGTTAGAATCCAGATTAGTTCTTAAATATTTATTATGTGTTATAACGAAAACGTCCTTAGTATCTTTAATTTTTTGTAAAAGGCTAAACAATCCATCAATCCCATTCTCATCCAAGTTTTCAGCAATCTCATCAAAGAAAAGGATATCAGCGTCATACGAACTATTTAATACAAATAGATCCTTTAAAGCCATTAATACGGCTAGATTTATTTTTCTTCTTTCACCCCCTGATAAGGATATATATTGGATCTCAGCCCCACGGGTGGTTATTTTTTCATTCAATTCTTCATCGAATGTTATAAGGTAATGTGTACCACATAGATACGACAAATAGTAATTACATTTAGCGTTAAAGAATCCTAGAATATTGCGTACAATATACCTCACGATTCCCTGCTCTGAGAACACCTTCTCCCAGAACTTCATGACATTGTACATCTTCTCCTGATGAGTCCTCTTTTTCTCAGTATCATTAATTTTTTTTGAGAGGCCCTCTGCTAACTCATCATACTTTTCTAAGTCTCTTTGCAGATCTTTAAACTTCTGAATCTCTTTATACTCTCTAGACGTAATTTCCAAGGTGTAGCTTGTATTTTCTAATTCCTCCAGCCTAGCATGGGAGTTATCAAGACCATTTCGGAGTACAGTCAGAGTCTTTTTTACTTCGTCAGCAGGTAATTTGGGAAGTTGTTGGTAGCATTCTTCACAAAAAGCTTCTTCGGTTGAGGGGTCTAAGGTATTCTCGGCTTGTTTTATCTTTGTCTCGTACTCTTTAATACTTTTAGAGTATGCTTTTAACTCTTTTAGTCGGTTGCGCTCCTTGTCTTCGGCTGTTAGTACATCGTCCAAGGACAGGCTCAACACCTTCTTATCATAGCGTTCATAATAGTCTTGTGAAGAAGCGTGAACATAGTCCTTCTTCTCTACTAAGCCCTCTAAACTCCTCCTATGCTCAGTAACAACAGCGAGGAGGGCCTTAGCCTCTTGATAGTAGGAAGCTTTTAAGTCCTTTACAATTTTTCGTTTATCAAACAAATCTCCCAAGTTTAAGAAGTTGTTAATTATACTTCTTTTGTCCTCTGGGGTAGCATCTAAAAAACTAAAGCTGTTATGCTGTCCGAAGAAGCTAGTACATAGCAGACTCTTATAGTTAAAGCCTAATTCTTTCTCGATCTCTGCCTGTGTTGTGGGTACGGAGTCCTTCGTCCTATTATCGTCATTTACAAAGAACTCTAAGAATGTGGGCTTTCGTTGTCTACGAATTAAAGCTCCATTATCAAGATAAATTTCGACGCAACACTTCTTTTTAGACTTGTTATTGACAATAGCATTCTCATTGCTTTTCCTAATAGTCTTCCCTGTTAGGCCCCAGAAAATAGCTTCAATGAGGGAACTCTTCCCAGAACCATTAGAGCCACCCGCATCTTTATTTATCCCTTCAATTAACGTAATTCCCTTATAATTCTCTAGATCTAGGGTTAAGTCCTCTATAGAGTAAAGATTTCTAATTCTGATTTTTTTTATACGCATTATTAATTAAATCTAGGCCAAGGAAAATATCATCCTTTTCTAAAGAAGCAGTAGTATTCATAACATATTCTCTTAAAATATTATCGTCTATAGTGAATGGGTTTCTTTCAGGACTATAATAATTTTCTTCCTCTTCTTCAAATACTGGTTTATATTTTATCTCTAAACAATCTATATCGTACTCAGATAATACCTCACGCGCAATCATATGGTTGTCGGCATCTGATAGCTTATCTACTACAACACGAACAATTTTAAAATAATTTGGATCCTCCAAGACTGCTTTTTTCTCATGGATGTTGTTGTAATCCACAACTATGTGCTTAGGACCATGAAAAATTTCTTTAAATTCTACGGTTTTATCATCATCAGATAAGATGGCATAGTAGTTTCCTTTATCCTCCTCTGTAAAATTAGTGGTATACGGAGTGCCAAGGACAGTTAATTGATGTTCTCCAACTTGCTTTTGATGAAATCTATGAATATGACCAAGAAAACTCCTGTTGTGAAAAGAATCAAGACTAATGGTAAAATCAGAATCGCCCATAGAGTTAACAGAACCAAAATAACCGAAGTGCCCAAATACAGTATACCCTGAAGGGACTTTTCGTAAACTCTCAATAATACGTTGTTCATTTTCATAATGGGGGATATATGCTCTCTTATCTTTATCATCAATTACGGGGTGAATAACAACTTGGGCACACTTATCAAAGAGGCTTAGGGCTGTTACTCCATCATCAGCCTTTGTTTCACTATCATGGTTTCCCCTAAGTATAGTAGCTCTCCTAAGGGGCCTTATAGATGAGATGACATCTTTCAAAGCTAACAAGACACTTGGGGAGGGCTTCCTCCGCATCATAAGGTCACCCATTATAATGATATCATCAGGAGCCTCATCTTCAATTATTTTTATAATAGCCTTTTTTTGGGCTTGAAGAAGTCCTCTAGGACTATCGTGAAAATGTAAGTCAGTTAGTAATAATGTTTTCATCTAATTTCCCATCTTTAAAGTACACAGGGTCGCCCTCACCAAAAGATTGCCCAATCTCCATATCAATTGCAAGAGGAACATCGAAATGAATATTAAACTTCTCTTTAATGGTTGGGTAATTCACAAGTTCATCATAGACTAACTCGCACAAAACCTTCTTTTCTTCTGGGGGGCATACAAGTTCGATACTATCGTGAACAGTCGCAACAATCTTAGATTGAAGTCCTAAATCTTCAATACGCTTATAAAGACCAACCAAAGAACATAGGAGGATATCTGAAGCAGAACTTTGAATAGTGAAATTAAGGCCCTGCCTGAGTGCCCTATTCTGTACCTGCCTATCTCTACTGTAGACATCAGGAAGATTACGCTTCCTGCCAAAAATAGTGTAAGCATACCCATTTGTTCTAATGAACTCATTTATAAACTCCATATACTCAAAGATGCCAGGGTAAACATTCTGATAGTTACTGATGATCTTATCCGCTCTACGCATTGGGATTCCCATGGTTTCAGAGAGATTAAAGGCTCCTCCACCATACACAATTAAGAAAGAGACTGTTTTAGCTATCTGACGCTCTCCTTTTGTGATCTTTTCTTTATTAAACAGGAGTCGAGCAGTATAGGTGTGTAAGTCTTGCCCCTCAATAAATGCTGTCTGCATACGACCCTCTTTCGCTATATGAGAGAGAACTCTTAGCTCCATCGCTGCGTAATCCGCTGCTAAGAACAACCACCCTTCAGGAGCCCTGAAGATGGATCTGATGTTAGTTGAGGTTGATCGAGGAAGCGTATGGAAGGAAACCCCCATCGCTTCCTGAGCGTTGTAGGAGGCGCAGGAGAGCCTCCCTGTTGCTGTACCGTCAAAGCGGTAGTCTACAAAGATTTTATGCTTATCATTGTAGGTTATTGCTTTTGTAGTACCATCAATATACGTTTTACTTAGCTTCTCAGACTTTCTTAGATCTAGTAGCCCAGATAGAAAACCTTTCAGATGTAAAAGCTCCCCTTTTGTTTTTTCTTCTAAAACGGATTTGGCAATCTTCTTGCCCTCCTCCCGATGCTTCCACTTGCTCATTTCTTAGCCAAAGCCTCATTAACAAATTCCAATAAAAGTTTTAAAGTAGGAGCAGAAACAGAAGGAGCCCCTTTGTTCGTTCGGTCAGGAGGATAAACTCCGAAACCACTCTCACGGGTATACAGCACTTCAATAAGATCCTTAGTGGATGATAGGTTATCTGTCTTATGGACCTGGGCGTAAGCATACAAAGCGTCTGTTGCCTCAATATTCTTGTCTCGCAGCCCCTTCCCTACTTTTTCCAAGGTATTAACATCCACATCCATCCCAGTATACTCTATATCAGCAAAGATAGGGTTAGCCTCCGACAACACATTCTCAACTAGTTGCATAGTCTTTGGATCTAACTTTTCACAGATAAGATCAAACAGCTTCAAGGTGAAGTATGCGTCTGCCGCATTCCCTTCGCAGCAGTCTGATAAGGGCATATTAGCCCAATCAAAAGTTTTCGGGTTCTGGATGGTCAGCATGACTATATATTACAGGAGATCAGCCTATGGATTTTAAGACTAAAGTAGCTTTTGTTTTGCTCTCGGAAGCGGAAAAATCAGACCCACCCCCAGACACAGGAGCCCGTCCAGCCTATGAAAAACAAACTACGACTGGAGAGGCGCAATGGACGAGAAGTGCAGAACTAACAAAGAAGGAAAAGGAAGCAGAAGAATCAGGAAGCTTTATCCATCGTCTTCACGGGAAGTCGCTAGGAAAAGTAGCCAAAAGACTATTTAATGTAGGAACGAAAAACTTCATAAAGGCTGCTCGTACTTCCAAATTACTCCCCAGGAAAAGAAGATGAAAAACATTATCATAATTAGCCTTCTGCTTTTTATCACTAGTTGCAGCACAATCAAACACGCTGTAGGGGGTGCTATAGGTGGGGGGCTAACCGCAGCCTTTATCCCCGAACCAGCAGCAGTCGCAGCAGGGGCAGCAGGAGGAGTGATGGTTACTGAGCTTATTCTTCCCTCTGCAAGCCCTACGGCTATTGCGGGGCAAGTGATGGCAGGAGGTCCAGTCCAAGGCAATACAGCTTCTACTTTGCACGAAACAGGTGGTTTAATTAAAACATTAGGTTACTGGTACTTAGTCCTCTTTGTGTTCCTTCCCCTCTTTAGTAAGAAAGGTAGAACTTGGTTTAAAAAGTTTGGAGCTATTCATAATACGGTGTCCCAAGCAGAAATTGATGCAAGGGATGATGAACAAGATGTGATTATGAAGCATAATGAGAGTAGGATTGCTGCTTTAGAGCAGATGGTGATGAAAAAATGAACTTAGTTGAAAAAGTTTTAGATAGATTAGAAGAAGTAACAAGCAAACAAAGGAGGGAGAAAAGAAAAGGGCAATGGAGAACTTGGCCTCTAGATCCCAAAAATCCCGAAGGAGGCACTCTCTCAGTTCAGAAGGCAGGTCACCAGCAACAGGATGCTGGTCCTGGGAGGACGGTTAACTGGATTACAAAGATGGGTAAGACGAGACCTGTAAAACGTACTAGAGTTACCAGACCAGCTACGGAGTTGGGTGTAAAAGGAAAACAGACCCACCATACTACGGCTTACCACACAAGAGACAAGACTCCCGCAGAGAAGGCCGCTATGCCAGCAACGGGGGATGTCCCAGTCCTTGGTAATAAAAGGGGGAAACCCTTGAGAGTAAAGAGACGAACTTCCGTTACAGGAAGGTTGGAGAGTCCTGGAGGGAAACAAATAAAGGTTCCAAATTTTCCTTCAAGACACTCCTTTACTAAAGACCCTTCAATTCGGGAAGAAATGAACTTCTACGATAAAATTTATGGCTTACTCCTAGAGTCTTGGAGTCAGGATGCAGTAAAACGCCACAAGGCAGGAAAGCGAGGTAGGGAAAATGCTAGACGGGATAAGTTGTTAACTCCTGAGGATCGGGCAAGAGCCGATGCGGGGATCGGGAACTCAAACTGGGCGAGGACAGTTCGGAGACATAAGAACGCACCAATGATGAGTGGGAAGGCTAAAGTAGTTGTTGGAAAAGGTAAACCAGGATTAATGAATAAGTTTAAATTTACTAGAAAACTGATGGGCGGGAAAGATTAATGAACTTCTACGATAGAGTTTATACTCTACTTCTTGAGTGGAGTAGTATGCACCCTATAGGGAAGTTTGATAAGAAGAGTCCTCTCACTCCTCAAGATCACGGTTTAGAAGGGTGGGCTCCCGAAAAAGAAGCAGAGAGTAATTTCGGATCTATGAAAGCTAAGATAGAGGGAGCTAGGGACCAAAATAAAGATATTGCTTATGGTAGAGAGGGGAATGTAAAGCATACAGGCACAGAAAAACTTGCGAGAGCCTACGCAAAAAAATTAGCAAAGGCAGGTAAAGGTTGGAAGGGAAGGGTTATAGGTTTTAATTTAGAACACCCAGACTATGACCCAGACATAAAAGGAAATAAGGGAGAGAAAATAGCAGCGAGAAGGGTTGCTAGATTAGCAATAGAGAGAGGCAAGTTTGATAAGAACACTGGGAAAAAAGAAGCTGAAGACTATGGTAAGAAAATAGCTAGACAAGGGACCGAGTATGCTTTTAGTGGGGACCCTGAGAAAAGAGATGATGAGAAATCTTATGCTCAGTCAGACTTTAAGGCTGACGAACCGACAGAATGGGAAGAAGTGCAGCGGGATCGAAATAGACTTAGAAGAAGGGGTGCAGCCCGAACAGCACGGGACCAAGAAAAGAAGGGTAGAGTCGTAATTGGAACCTACGGGTCTGGTCATTGGCGGGATGAAAACTAAAGACTCTCCAACTCCGTAGGGAAGTATAGCTTCACCAGATCCATCAAACTCTTAGGTAAGTTCTCATCTAGAAGGTGGTGCATGATCTTAGTATCCCACACATTCTTAGTGTAGATTCCGTAGTTGATCAGGAACTTTAGATCAAACTTAGCGTTGTGGAATACTTTTCTGTTGCGGGGGTTCTCTAAAATCTTCCGCAAAATAACCCACATCTTAGCATAATGAGGTTCACCCTTCTTAAACGGAGAGTCCTTATGGTCGCAAGGAATAACCCAATTACTATCTCTAGAAGAGATCGCAATAGTCTGGATCTTATCTCTGAGGAAATTGAGCCCTGTGGTTTCAATGTCAACTGCTACAGTCTCATCAGTACCCTCTAACACCTCCCCCAATACTTCCAACTCCCTTTCCGTTGTGATGACTTGGTATTCGAGCTTTCCTTCGTAGGTTTTCCCGAATACATACTTCTCATAGGCATTTCGGATATCCGTTTCGAAGAGAAGCCGATGCCTAGGTTCTTTAACCACAGAATAAGGATGGAAGATAGGAACAACAGTGCAAGTATGTCCTTCATCAGTTGTATAATCATAAGATTTGCCTCGTTTGTTGGTAATGCCACTCTTTTTTATGAGCATTTTCATCGCTAAGTTACCGCAAGTAAACACAAGTAAAGGCTTTACCTTGTCAATAGTTTTCTGCAAGTGTTGACGGCACAAGTTCATATTGTTGGGGGACATATCAGCCTCCTTTACGGAAGGGCACTTTACTGAACCTGCTGTGACATAGTTACCCAATGCACAGTTATCTAGTAACTCTAGCTCAGGCTTAGAAAACGCGAACATGTCCCCGAACTTATACTTTAGAGAATCGGATAAAAACAAAACATCGCATTCACCCATCTGATCATGATCCATATAGGAGTGACATGGCTTATTCTTGTCCAAAATTGAGCAACCTTCGCATAAAGGATTGCTACCACTAGACTTAACGCCAGAATATAGAGACTCTAAATTTTTCATTGTACTATAATAAGGAAACCGATGGAGTACTTAAACAACAAAGATTTCGAAGAAACGATTCGCCTTTATCTGAAGGATAAAGATGCCTACGAGGAGAAACTGATTGGTATGTTCGATATCCTTATATCAAATATCCTCGAATCATTTAAGTTTAAAATAGATTTTGAAGATACTAAACAAGAGTGTTTTTTATTAGTGCTGAAAACACTCAAAAACTTCTCCCCCGATAAGGGAAGCGCATTCAATTATTTTACAACAGTAATCGTTAATAACTGTAAGTTGATCTATACAAAAAACAAGCGTTATCGAGAAAAGATCGAAAATTACATCGACCGACAGGATAAGTCTAAATTTTAAGTTTCTTGTAGATCCTAGGCAAGTAATCCTCTACGATAACCTTCTGGCCGTAAAGTGATACCAGCGCAGGAAGCTTTGTTGTTTTAAATATAACAAAGCTATGGGGCATATTGAAGGAGTCTACAACGTACATGGGGGTTTTTCTGCTCCCTAGCTTACTGTCATACGTCTCCTTCGCTGCCTCAGAAAGCGACTGGCTGTACTTATCCCAAAGAGACGTAAAGAGGATATGCAGGGGCTCCCCTGTGGCTCGCTGTCTCTTGAGGATCTTATTTAAATCATTCTCTTTCTTAAGAGAGATAATATCTAGATTCATTAGTCTTCAATAATTTGAATTTTTTCGGTAGGTCCACTCATAGAGGGGTTCTGGGTTATCGCAGAAACATCAGAACCCAAAGCCTCAATAGCCGATGCATCAATTTGATCGGCATTCTCCTCCATGAACGCTTTCATTTTCTCCATAAGCTCTTCTTGGAACCTCTCCACACCTTTATAAAAAATTGTTCTAGTGAACTCCTCTTCAGTAACATGAGGGGGTCTAAGTTCAGACATAAAGTTCTTAAACGCCTCGGTTTCCTCTACGCCCATTTTAATAGTAAGTTTCATACGGTTCCTTCTCCTTTCTTGGAGTTTAATTTGCCATTCGGCTGTATTTAGTGATAAGTGTTCGGTCATCGGTCTATTATAGTGTGATGGAGTGTAATTATGGAAGATAACTACGATTTAAAGAAATTACGGAAGAAGCCGAAACGTAAAAACAGCAGGGCAAAAGGCCACACCTTTGAACGGGATGTAGCCAAGCTACTTAATGATAGATTTAACACTACTGAGTTTTCAAGAACTCCTGGGTCTGGAGCATTTGCTACAACACATAGCTTACCCGCTCACCTTAAAATATATGGAGACTTGATTACCCCTTATAAATTTAGATATTGTATAGAATGTAAAAAAGGATACAATAACATAAACTTATATAGCTTATATAATAATAGCACCGAGGTATGGGATTTTTTACGACAAACCGTAAAAGATTCAGAAAAATGCGGCAAAATCCCAATGTTGATAATGAAACAGGACCGAAAGCCTATATTAGCCTTTATTCCTACAGATGAGGCAGAGACAAACCTAAAAATAAAAGGTATTACTTATATGTCGATAAGCTATGAAACTGATAAATGGAATATATATCAGTTCGGAGATTTGTTAGGATTGAACGATAGTGTCTGGTTGGGCGAAGAGCCCATAATTTAAAGAAGAGTCTCAAATAATAAGGCTTGGGCTTTTAGGAAATCTTGAAGCACACCCTCCTTAAGAGGTTTAGATTTTAGCTCCTCGCAGCCACTAGACTTAAGACCGAACACTGACGAGTTACCAGACCTTTCTAGCTTTAAGCTCATTGTACCAAAATCTAACTTTTGACTTTTACCACGATCCAGGGTCAGTTTTCCATCCATCATCTTTTTAGCTTGTAGCCTAATGCACTCATCTTGGTCATATAATTCCATACCTCTGTCCAGGAGGTCAATAGACATACCAAACGTACTATCGGTAGACCCACCAGCAAAGATAGTTAATGCAGCGACCATAGCTTTGTAAGCACGTTGTTCCTCAGCAGGAGCCGTTTGTAAATTCTTCTCAAACCCCTCCCATAATTTCCTTTCAACAAAGGTAGCTAAACGAACGGCTTCTCTACCATCCTCTTTATCTCTCTCATAGTTTTTGGTCAGGTAATCGTCCATAAATTTATCATTTAATGATGGTAATGCACTCTCACTCTTTAACAGAGAGTTAACAGCAGCGACCACATTAGCTTGTGTACTACCCTTTACTTTTTCTTCCCCTTTGATTAGAGTACTTATGGTTGCTATCTTATTAAATTTTGCTAACATCTTTTGATACTCGTCTTTTTTATCCCCCTTATCAACCCCAAGTTGTTTCTCTATGTCTTTAATAAACTTACCAACTCTTACAGGGTCTTGGTTCTTTTTATACTGCTTTCTTTTACCATCCGATGTAATCTCTTTAGTGGGGTCCATAAGAAGTTCAAATGTATCACCCATTCTTCTTGTTTGTCCAAATCTAGTGTCTGAGTCAGACACATACGTTTTGAGGCTGATAGGAATGGTAAAAATCTCAGAGTCTAAATCATACGTTGTGTCTAGATGCTTGTATAACTTTTTTTGCTTAAGAAGTTCTCTTAAAGCACCGTCCAAGTTCTCGGGAGCAACTTCTTCCAAATTCTTACCCCCCTCAATCATAAGCATTTCCCGCAAGGTCTTTTTATTTTGCTTGAGAATTCGCTGTCTTCTTGCGTTACTCTTTATACCTAAATCCTCAAGGGCTCGTAAATAATCATCTTTATCCAATTTAGCGGCTACAACGTCTGCTTTCTCTCCTGGCCCCTCTCTTTCTCCTGATTGAAAAACAAAATCCGTATCTACCTTCTGAAAGAACTGGTGGCTCGCTCCCACAACCCGTCTCAATAAGACCTTCATGATTTCTTTCTCACTCTTCCCAACTTTCTTTAATCCGTCTACAGTCTGAACAATACCATCAATGTAATCGTCTGATAGAATTGTGCCCTTCTTATTCCACCTTGCTACCTCAAAAGCCTGTCGTAAGGTTTCCTCACCCGCTTTCAGCATTTTCCCCATCTCTATGGCTAATGTTTCTGTTTTTCTATTTATTTCTTCGCCCAATACGGAGTCACCTTTGTCTCTTGCTGCCATCATCTGAGCAAGGTCCATTATCTGAGGCACAAAACCAACAATTTTTTCTGTCTGCTTTCCACGGAAATCACTACACCACTTAGCATTCTTTATTTGTGTGGGGGTTAACTGTTTCTTTGGAACTTCAAACTGTTCGGAAGACATTTTATCGTCCCCCTCAAACCCCTTATTTCTTTCCTCCAACCAGTCTTTAATCTTTTCATTGTAGATACGGGCCAATCCTACACTCATTGTCTCTTTCTGCTTACTACGCGCAGTGGTTGTGTGATCAAAAGAGATCCCATAAGTCTCGTACTCTCCTGCGGTATACCTCACCTTATTATTTTCTTCATCTATAATAACATTATTATGCACCCACCTAGCATCATTGTCAGTAAAGGTTCCTTTTGCTCCATTTAAATCTTGTTGAAGCTTCATACATTTTTGAGCAAACATATGCATCGAGGTAACACCTTCAAGTTTATCTTCCCAATTAGCTCGCGTACCCTCAAATTTACCCCCGTCTTTTTCTATAATCTTTGCAATCTCTTCCACTTTTTCATTGGTTACTTTGGACCATAAACTTTGAGGAGCATAAGAGTCTAAGTGATTTTTGGGATCTTTAACCCATCCAGGAGCGTCGGAATCTTCCTTAGTAATCCTCCCAGGATCTCCCGCAAAGCCTGTAGCAATAAGATTTGGGAGAGTGGTCTCACTCATAATCCTTATTTGTCTAGCAGTAGTCTCAGATTGGAGTCTTTCCTCCTCTGTTCTAGCAGTATCGGAATGGAGGGGATCTTCTTCAATGCTTCTTCCACTGCTCTTGTATGCATTTTGCATGTCAGGATTTTGACTTTCTAACTTTCTAGCAACCTGACTCTGTAGTATTTTCCACCCCTGCCTATCAAAGTTTCCTTTGACCGTAATAATAGTTATAGGACCACTATCCCCTTTTGCGACATAAAATTCACCCATCTGCGGCATCCCGTCTTCGCCTGGAGGGCCTGTCTGAACCGACTGCGCTTGTAAAAGAGGCTTCATGGCCTCAATATTTGCAGGTCCCTCGTCCTCATGAGAGATACCAGTCATCTGCTGCATCTCAGCAGCAATAGGCTGCTCTAAATTGGGGTTAGATTGTATAACAGCAGCGTACCCCTTTAGCCCCTCAACAATAATCCTAAGTTGTCTCTTTTTTAAGAGGCTGTAACTTTCCAATAATTGAGAGTAATAGTTCATATATTGTATTATAGATAAAAAAAGCCCAGCCCAGTCTACATTTCTGGGCTGGGCTTAACCAAATTGTGCAAAGTCTACTGTTGGGCACTCATGAAATCGTATCTAAAAGAAACAGTTATTGTATGCATATCTGTGGCAGTTGCATAGTTGTACTCAGCAGTCTTGAAAGACTTAGGCCAAGCCCCATAAAGAGTGACACTTGCTAAAGGTGTTAAATCTTCATCCAATTGATGAATGGTAATGTTACTCTTAACCTGATTGGAACCCACATCTCCGAAGGCTCCCGTTAAAGGGTTATAAGTATTAGCCATCCATTCATACAGTTTAGCAAGAGGCATATCTTGACCACCTCCAGCAGGGTCCTGCTTAAGGTTATCGAAGGTCATAGTCACTTCTTCTGGAGTTGCCTTTCCTGGGTAGTAGTATCTATCATTTACCCTGTGAACTTCGATATCCTCAACTGTGTATCCAATTTCAGTAATTTGTTTTGCAGCAACCGTAAATAATTTTTGTGACTCATTTCCGACTCCTGGGAGCGTAAATTCTACCTCCCATTGGTATGGGCGAATAGAGTCCAGCTTCGTAGAAAGCTTTGGTAAATCTGTTTTGGAGCCTTGAGTAATGTCTCGATCAAATTCTGCTCCTCCTAATGTATAAAATGCCATAGTTTAGTTCTCCTTAAGAAAGTGTTGCGCCTTGGCTGGTTAGATTGATTTCGAAAACAAGCATTTCAGCAGTTTTTGTAGGTTTAACCATGATCTTTGTCCATAATTCGTTCCTATCAATTCGAAGAGGTGTGTTGGTTGTTTCATCACAAACAACTTTGAATTCTGTAATTCCTCTTCTCTGCTGAATATCTAGTAGAGCAGGAGATAAAACTCCAACAATTCGTTCCCATGTAAAGGCATCATTGGGTTCGAAAACAAACTCTCTAGTGGAAGCAAGGATTAGCTTGCGGAGATAAATCATCATGCGGCGAACATTAATTCTATCCAACGCACTTGGAGTTCTCTTGAGAGTTCTCTGTCCCCAAATCATAATACCTTGTTGAGGCCAATTTTGAATAGGGTTAAGAGCATTCCCGCCACTGTACATAGTGTCCCGATCACCTTGAGTAAGTTTTACCTCTAACTCAGTAGGCTTAGTTAATCTTCCTCTGACAAAGCCAGCAGGGGCGAACCATGGGTCAGACACGCTATCGGTGTAGGTCATCTGCCTAATAGCGAAGATTGCTGGATCATACCAAACATCCTTACTATCAAACTGAGAGTAAACCTTAACCCAAGGCCAGAAGGAGCAAGCATACGAATTGTTGATTGCTGCTGTCCTGTAAGCACTCTGACCATTAGACCAGTTAATTGCGTCTTGGACAGTGCCCACACCGTAAGGAGGTGAAACAACTGCCATGAAATTCTGGCTAGTTTCAGCGAGAGTAATGAGGTTGTTCTGCACACTCTCATTTGTTACTCCAGGAACACATCCCAGAGAGATGTTAAGCACATCATCGTCCAATGCTTGCATACCTGTTTTGGGATCAACTGTAGCATCTCCAATAAGGGCTGTAGCATTCTCAGTAGCAGTACCTGTTCCGTTAGTACCTGCGGCAAGACCCTGAGTACCTTGGACCATCTTAACAAATCGCGCAGTATCCGCTGCGCCAGTGAATGCTGCAATAGCCGAAACACCTGCTGCTAATCCATCCACACCTTTGAGTGTTGCTCCACCCCAAGTACCATGAATGTAGGGGAAACCAATACTTGTCATTTGGTTTGCGAAATCATCAAGTTTACCTCCAATAATCTTGTTACTCGTAGTACCTGAAACGAGATTACCAATAACGATCTTCGATTTGTTATTAGTAGTTAAATCAGTTGTATTAAGAATGTCAGTTACATAACTCCCAGAGTTAACAAAGGACATCTTGAATGTTTCCTCTGAAGTTCCTGCCTCATTAATAGTGGTTAACCAGTTCTGGCTTCCGTACTGAGAAATTTCAACAGAGTTACCACTTGTTTCCCCAGCAGGGGTAGTTCCAAGATTATATCCTGCTCCAGGGTATAGGGACTGTACTAAATAGTTGCCTCCCCCTTGGTGTCCAGGTATACCTGCATTTGCAGTACCAGAGAACTCAACACCATAACATGTTACAGCAGAGGCCCAAGGGTTTGCTTCACCTGTACCTGCTGTTCCTGCACCTCCTGGCTCTCCAAGACAACCAGAAACTGCCCTAAGGGCACTCACCCCAACAGTACGAGCAGAGTCGCTATAAGCAGTTACTTCAAGGTATGCTGCTGATCCAGCGTAGGGAGCTACAATAAAAGGAGATCTTTTATAAGAAGGATCAAAGAAGGCTCCAATTTTACCTGAATCTAGTTCACCACCGAAAGCTTTCTTGAATGCAATCAATTCACCTTGTTCTGCCTGTGTAGATTCACCTACACCAGTAGTTAATGATTGAGTAACCGCAACTTCCTTATCGGAAGTAAAGAGTTTGTTACCTGCGTTATCATAACCATTTACCTTGAAGTAAATGTCTGCACTGCAACCAAGCCCAGCTTGCCCATCTTGCTCATCGAAATGAGCGTTGGAGCCTGAGACTGCAATTGCAGGGCAACCACCGAGAGCAACTAACGCGGAGGCATCAGCAGCAGTACTCATAGCAGCCCTTACATAGTAAATTGCATTTGTGGTTTCAAGGATTTCTACACCACCTTCTAGACCTTGACCTTCAAGATCTTCTGAAGGTCTTCCAAAAGTGTCAACTAGTTGTTGAGCGGAGGTGATAAGAGTAGCCTTATTGGTAGGACCCTTACTAGCAAACCCTACAAGGCCCACAATAGACGAGTTTATCGAAGCTGCGTACTGCGATAAATCTTTTTCAATAACATAAACACCTGGACTTACATATGATGGCATAGTTTATTCCTCTTATACTGCGTTTTGAACGCGAATTTGTCTGCGTCTTAGAAGCGTACTAACTTGTTCAGTTAGATAATGTGAAGGTACAACCACGGTTTCGTTTGGCTTTAGCCAAATGGGCTCGGGTCCTTTGTCTGTGGTAAAATAGATCTCGAAACTTTGGTATGATGTATTCGTAATTGATTTCATAGGTTATCCTTAAGATTAATGCCTCAATATATCTAGACCCTTTAAACTAAAAAAAGGTACTTTTTTTTCTAAGTTATGGTCATATTTTTGAAATATACTCCACCAATTCGGCTTCTGTATTAAATTTCTCCAATTTTCCAGTTGAGGTCAATAGAAATTGGGGGGTTGGAATGTAAGTTTGAACTGAAAAACTAAAGGATCGTCTCAGAATCCTGTCCTCTTTATCTCCTAGGTCCACACTAGATTGGTCCGACT